TGTAGGAGTTGGAAGAGCTTTACATCAATGGTTCGATAATGATGGATCTCGTTATGAAGGTCTAGGAACTGATAGAAAAGTTTATGTATATCGTTCAGGAGATAACGCTGATATTACACCTATAAGACAATCTAATTCTCTTACATCTGTGTTTAATACCACAGCTAATAGCGCAAATATAACCGTTAATCACTCAACTCATGGTGCAGCGGTAGGAGACTTCATATCTATATCTAATTGTGATCCTACGTCCATCGGAGGGATTGCAAATTCAAGTATAGATGCTCAATATGAAATAGTGTCTATAACTAATGCTGATGCTTATGTAATTACATCTAACGATACTGCCTCTACAAGTAATACAGCGATAGGAAATTGTGACATAGATTATCAATTATCCATAGGTCCAGATCAACAAACTTTTGGTTATGGTTGGAGCACTGGTACATGGAATTTATCTACATGGTCTACACCAAGGTCTACATCTAATGTAACTTTGGATATGAGACAATGGTCTATAAATAATTGGGGAGAAGATTTAATTATTACTGCTAGAGATGGAGCAACTTATTTATGGAATACATCAGATGGTTTTACTGACAATCCAGCAACTTTAATTGCTAATGCTCCTACTGCAAGTACATTATCTTTAGTATCAACTGAATCAAGACATTTAATTTGTATGGGTACAGAAACAACAATAGGAACACCTAGTACACAAGATAAAATGTTTATTAGGTTTTCTGATCAAGAGGATTTTGATCAATTTACTCCTAATACAACTAACTCTGCTGGATCGCAAAGAATAGCTGGAGGAAGCGAAATTAGATGTGCTAAGCCTGCTAAAGGTACTATTCTAATATGGACAGATACAACTATGCATTCAATGTCTTTTATAGGTCCACCTTTTATATTTGGTTATAGACAATTAGGTAATGATTGTGGAGCTGTTGGTTTAAACAGTGCTATAGTAATTGATGATGTAGCTTATTGGATGTCCGATGGTCAATTTTTTAGATATGCAGGTGCAGTACAAGAGATACCTTGTAGTGTTTTAAATTATGTATTTGATGATATTAATAAAACTCAATATGCACAAGTATATGCAGGACAAACTTCTGATTTTTCAGAAGTAATATGGTACTATTGTTCTAGCAACTCTGATCAAATAGATAGATATGTTATTTATAATTATTTAGAAAATAGTTGGTACTTTGGTAATTTAGCTAGAAGTACATATCAAGATAATGGAGTAGAATTAAATCCTTTAGCAACAGAATATTTTGCTAATTCAACAGCTAATACATATGTTCAAATAAATGGATTAACAGAGGGTAGAAGTTTAATATATCGTCATGAATCAGGTGTAGATGCTGATGGACAAGCTCTATCTTCTTTTATACAATCAGGTGATGGAGATATTGCTGATGGTGAAACATTTAGTTTTATAAATAAAGTTATACCAGATTTTCAAAACATGACTGGTAATGCTATTATAACTTTACAAGCTAGAGATTATCCAAATGATAGTCAAACAACTGGTGAAGCTATTACAGTAAATAACTCGACAAGGTTCTACAATACTCGTATAAGAGGAAGACAATCTAGTTTAAAAATTGAAAATACTGGCGTTGGAGATAGTTGGAGATTTGGTACAATAAGAATTAATATAAGACCCGATGGAAAAAGATAAATATAAAATACGAATAGCACAGATATCAGACGCTGTTCGAATAAGAGAATTACTAAAAACATGGCTTGTAGAAGCTCCATTTAACTTTGGAAACACAAATAATAAGAAAGCTCTAGAAAATATAGTATTTTACATTAGAAATAGTTTTGTTATAGTAGTAGAATATGAAAATATTATTGTTGGTACGCTTGCTGCAACAGTAGATGACACGTGGTACAGTGATAAAAAGTTTTTAAGAACTTTATGGTTACATGTACATCCGAAACATCGAAACTTCAGTATTTTTAGATCAATAATGATAGTTTTTAAAGAATACGCAATGGCAAAAAAATTAACTGCTATATGCGAAGTATTTCAAGGTAAAGATGTTGAAAGAAAAAACAATGTCTTTTCTAAGATAGGATTTAAAAATATAGGAGGAACATTTATAATCAATGGGTAGTATTTTCAAACCACAAACGACAGTAGTACAGGCGCCAAGTCAACAAACAGTTACAGCTGATATACCTGCATATTTTAAAGAAATACAAGAACGTACTTTAAGACGTGCTGAAGATGTATTTAGTGAACCTTATTCAGCGTTTCAAGGTCAACGTATAGCTCAACTTACTCCTCAAGAACAACAAGTTGCTGATGTTTTTGGTCAACAGATTTTACCTCAAGCAGGTCAACTAGCTCAAATAGGACAACAAACTTTTGATACTGCTACTATGCAACAATACATGAATCCTTATCAAAATGCTGTTATTCAATCAACACTTCAAGATTTAGGAGAAGCTTATCAAACTGGAGAAAGAGCTTTATCAGCAAGAGCAATTGGAGCTGGAGCTTTTGGAGGATCAAGAGAAGGTGTAGAAAGAGCTTTAGGTAGAGAAAGATATTTACAACAAGTTGCTGATACATCATCTAGATTAAGACAAGCTGGTTTTGAATCAGGAGCTCAAAGATTTGCTGCAGACAGAGCAGCACAATTACAATCAGCTCAAGCACAATTATCAGGTCTTGCTGGTGCTGCACAAGGACTAGGTCAATTTGGTGCTACAGCTAGAGGTATAGAACAAGCAGGTCTTGCTGAAGCTTATAGAGATTTTATTGAAGAAAGAGATTTTGAAAGTGGACAAGTAAGACAAATGATCGGTGCATTAGCAGGTGCTCCTATTAGAAGTTATGGAGAAGAAAGATCAGGTTTTGTAGGTACACCAGTTGGTGCTCCTAGTGCATTTACACAGATAGTTGGTGCTGCACAAGCTGCAGGATCATTTTCAGATGTTAGATTAAAAGAAGATATAAAATTAGTTGGTAAATCTCCAAGTGGAATTAATATTTATAACTTTAAATACAAACATGATAATACAATATATCAAGGCGTAATGGCTCATCAAGTACCTCAAGCTTCTTTTGTACATGATAATGGTTACTTAATGGTAGATTACTCTAAAATAGATGTTGAATTTAAAAAGGTAAATTAAATGGCTATTAAAGAAGAAGAAAATAAAGATAAAGATATTGAATCTGTAGCTCAACCAGATACTGATGTTGCATTTAGAGGTAAGAATGAAGAAATTGGTCAAGCTTTTAGAGATACTGAAGCTGATAGTTATCAAGTATTAAATAGAGCTAATGAACGAGCTGCAAAAAAAGTACCTGAATTAGAAGCTGAAAATGAACAATTAAAAATTGAATTAGGTAATTTATCAAAACTTGTACCCCCTGATGAAAAACCAGCAGAAAAAAAATCAGGATTAGAAAAATTTGTATCAGGTGTAGGTCAAGCTTTTACAGGTGTATTTGATGGAATGGAAAAAAAATTAGACGAAGTTTATAAAGATAAAAGCAGACGTGCTCAATTTTTACAAGGTTTAAATACAGTTATAGAAGCTTCAAGTTTTAAACCAATATCTCAAGCTTCATCTCCTTTAGGTATGTTTGCTAAAGGTCAGAAAAAAGGATTTTTAGAATCAGAAGCTATTGGAACTAAAAGAGCAGAAATTGAGGCTAAGAAAAGTAGTGCTGCATCTAAAAATTTACTTGACAGATTAAAGCTTCAAGAAACAATTAGAGGAAATGAAGATAAAAGATTTGAAGGTTCATATAAGAGATTAGCAGATGCAAATAAAGACATAGCTAGGGCTACACAAAATGAACAATATTTTAGTCAATTAAAAAAACTAACAGCGCAACAAATAATTAATTCGGGACAAATTCCAGTTGGTTTAATTTACTCAAAATTTCCTCAAGGTCTTCAAGCTTTTGTTGATATACTTCCTTCTAACATTAAATCAACTTTACCAAAAGATTTTGTAGATAAAATTCAAGACGAAGCTGTATTTTTACAACAAATTAATAAATTAACTGATTCTATGGTATTAGGAGATATTAGTCAATTAGTACCGGTATCTGATAAAGACGTAGAAATAAAAAGAAGAACTTTTCCAACAGATGAAAACTCTCCTTTAGCTTTTGTTTATTCTTTAAGAACTCAAGACGCAATTAATAAAATTAATGCTTTTAAAAATTCTTATTTAGATAAGTTTCAAGGAGATAGAG